CCAGTTATAGCCTTTTTCTTTGTGCTCAGGATCAGTAGTTTTTACAACTCTTCTTTTAAAACCATCTTCCCAAGGTTCGCTTTTACCTGATCCTTCTGTATTATTGCCATAGTCTTGTGACTTTCTGCGTTTTGCTCGCATATAAGCAATATGATCATCCTTTTCCATTCCTGGATTTGTTACTAAAAAATCTTTAAAACTTATCATCTTTTTAAATCCGATCTAAAGGCTTTGCCTTTTTGTTGTTTATCTTTAGTTACTTTAAACTTACCAATTCGAGCCACCATATTTGTTAATTCAGTTTTACCCTTAGCTAATTCTTTTTCTAAAACCTTTTTTACTTCTTTCCATATAGAATCAAGAATCGCACCATCACTTGCTACTAATGGAGCTTCGTCTAATTGAGCATGTTCTTTAAAGTTTTTCATTTACCTTGGTCTACTTTATTTTGTAAAAAGTCTGTGGCAGAATCTAAATAATCTGCAGCTTTTACTAATTTGTTTACCCACCATGATGGATATTCTGCATCTGGTTGTACTTGAGCTAATAATTGCTCTGCGTTTCTCTTTAAAGATGTTAATTGATTCTTTACATTAGCAGAATCAACATGACCATCTTCAGCAATTCGTTTTTTATATGTTTCTGTTAAATTCATTTGATGTTAAGTCCTAATCTTTTTGAATGTTTTTTTAATAAATCTTTTACTGACATACCTTTATTTTTTGGGTCCATAAAATCATCAGCTAATTCATCATCGGATAATAAATCCATATCTAATTTATTACCTATTTTTTTACCTTCTGGCGAACCAACTTTAACATTTTGTTTACCTTTAATTAATTTCTGCATATCGGCAATAGCTTTTTTTGCTTTTGATTTATCTCTATCAAAAATACCAATTGCCATAGTTCCTTCTTTAACTGATTCTGGTAATGACATCATAAACTTACCAATTTTTTTATTGGAGCCTGATACACTAAGTTCAGTACCAGTTTTAGTTTTTTTACTTACAACTTTTACACCAGCTTTTTGAGCAAGCTTAAGTGCAGTTTGATGACTATCATCGTCCATATCTACTAATTTAACGGTTTCTTCATTAACTGATTCATTAGCTTGTCTTAAAGCATCTTTGACCATAGGATCATTTGCTAATCCTCTTTTCATTGCTTCAATCTTCTTATGAGCTCCAGTCATATTACCACCCATATCAAGAGCAATTTTAACCGCAGCTGCGACAAGAGATGAAGGGAATTTACTTCTGTATTTTTCTCTTAGTTCTTTAAATTTCATTTTTTATCCTCTTACTTTGGCTGCAAGATCTTTATCGGCCTTACCCCATGTTCCTTTTGATTTTGTTACGAATGAATTGACTCTTGCCAATCCCCATTGAACAGCAGTTGTTCCTGGTCTATGACCTGTTTTCCAAGCTGCTACTCCCCTATTAAAAACTTGTCTTAATATACTTAATGGCATACCTGATTTATCAGCTTTCTTTTTTAAAGCTGCATCTGATTTACCTTCAGTAATTATAAAATCTTCAAATGTTAAATGTTCTGCCCACTCACCATACATTTGTTTAAATTTCTTTGTATGTTGAGATGGTTTTGTTTCAGCTCTTGCGTCTCCAGGAGCTGGTTTAGTTGATTTCTTTTTAAAATGAGCATCTCTTTTTTGTTTAGTTGACTTAGCAAGACCTGTAAAATACTTAGCAGGCTGTGATCCTTTACGATCTCCAATATCTGCATCTTCTTTTTCTTTTACTAATTTTGAAAAAGGTGTATTTTTAAGTAAATATTTTGTATATTCATCAGTACCTATTTCATTATACTCAGCTAATTCTATAGCATCAAGCCAATATCTTTTTTTACCAAGTTCAGATTCTACGATAACATAGTTAGTACCACAAACAATAATCTGTCCAATTGTTGATGATTCTTTTATATTAACAAGATCGCCTTCTTGAAAAAGATTACCTCCAACATATTCTTCTCTTGTTTGTGAAACGACTGGAAGATCAACATGTTGTCTAAAAGTATTTTCTAATTTTAATCCCATACCTTTACGTACAGCGTTAAAAAGATCTGTTGGATGAAACCTAGCCGGAACTCCTTTCGCAAATCCAGCTAGATCATTTTGTTGAGCGGACATACGCATTTTTGAAGCAGACATACCAGTTGCGCCTTCGGCATCTGGATCTCTATCTCCTGCGCTTACTACATTAATTGCACCTTCGAAATTATAAAAACCATGTTTAGCTTGTTGACCATTATATTTGTTAAGTAGAATATCAAATTCTCTTACTCTGTCTGATCCTGCTACCATAGTAACCTTAGTGAACCCTTGGTCGTAAAGTTTTACTGCAATATCCAGTACTGTACGAACGTCACTATCGGCCATAATATTCCGTGCATGCTTAGGAAACATTTTACGAAGAAATTTAATTTTGTCTTTTGGTTGAAGAGGATTCTTCTTTGCATCTACAGATTTGGATGCGTATATGCGATATGAACCACCACGTGATTGTTTTTTTAGTGCATCAAATAATTTTTCATGACCAATCGTTGGCGGATTGAATCGCCCAAAAACGAATGAGATCTCTTTTGTGTTTTCAGTTAAATAATCACTGAATGATTTTATCGACATTTATATCCTCGGTTCCCATTTAGCCTGGATTGTCCCAGCCTTTTATAATATCTTTGCTAAAATTATTAGTTGAAAATTCTAATCTATCAACTAACTTAACAGCTCCACCTTCCATACGATCTATAGCAACAAAACCTTCTGGGTTGGTTACTCTAAATCCGGACGTTGTTTTTACAAACGTACCAATTTTACTTAGTTTGTTTAGTTTATTTATAATAATTAATTTGCTGTCTACAATTAAATTTTGTAAATCAAACACATTTGTTAAATTTTTTAAGTTCTTTTTATCAAAAAACTTTAAAAGTTCATCTCTTTTTTGTATTTGAATATCTTTTCCTTTTTGAGATGATCGTTTATCTATTTGTTTTGCATAACGATCTTTCACAAACATAATTAAACCTGTTGCATGTTTCTTTGTATTGGTAATCCTTTGGCCTTCTCTTACCATACGATTATTATATACATTAATGATTAGGTTTAATTCTTTATTAGATTCTATTTCTTTTAATGTAGAAGCTGATATTTTTTTAAATATCTTACCAGCATCTGAAAGTTTCTTTGATACTAATAAACTATCTTTTTGTGTTAACGTTGCAGTACCACTTAAGTCTTTTAACGTAGCATCTACTTGCCATACATTTGGAGATGATTTAAGCTTTGATGTAATATCTTTACCAAACTCAGCTCTCATTGTTTCAAATGTTCCACCACTATATGATGTATGCCATACAATACCAACCTTTGCTTTTGCTATTTGTTTTGCTAAGGGCGTACCTGCAGGTATAGCATAAAGGATAGTATTAGGATGGAAAGTAATATGTTTAACTCCACCAATTGTCTCCGTTTTTAAGTCGCTTGAATCAAACATAAAGTCGCCTTGTATTACATCTTTGATGCCAAGACCTTTTAAGTTATCAAAAGCCAATTTAAGTTTTTTATTAAGATCACCTGAGGTATCAGCATCTATATCTGCATGATTCTTATATACTTTAGGATCAGCATTAAAGATACCTTTTTTTGCTACAAAGAATTGTCCATCTCTTGGATCTTCTCCAGCGAATAAGGCGGGAGCTCCGTCCCACTTGACAGTAACATCTACAGGTGCTTTGGTGTTACCGCTCAACATATCCCTCAGTGATCTTAGCGCTAGGATAGCTTGGCGAGCTCCCTTAACTCCACCGTCTAAAACAAGATCCTCAATATGAGTCATATGAGTATTCTTGCCAGCGGCCTCTGTTAAGTAATTAGTTAATGATATCATGTATAAACCTTTACGTATGCACTGGAATCTTCTGCTTTAGATCCAGCATAATTTACAATTTTAGTTATCCATCTATTTGCTTTAGGTCCAGTATTTATTGAAACATAATAACATACATATAGACAACCAAGCTTAGATGAAATCCAGTTTGTATCTTTACTCAGTAGATTTTTTTCAAAATCTTCATAAGTATCATTCTTATAAAAATGATTATATAAAGTCCAAAATATACCAATTCCT